GTCGGTGAAGTGGGCGCCGTAAAAAATGTTGTCGCCCAGGGCCAGTGCTACTCGGTCCCATCCAACGAACTCACGGCCGAGGGTGAAGGCTTGCCCTATCCCTTCTGGTTTGGGTTGTGCGCAATACTGGATGTGGATGCCAAAATTGGAGCCATTGCCGAGGAGTCTGGTAAAGCCGTCTATATCGTGCGGGTTCGTGATAAGCAGGATGTCACGAATGCCAGCCAGCATCAACGTAGACAAGGGATAGTATATCATCGGCTTGTTGAAGACGGCCAACAGTTGCTTGTTGACGCCGAGCGTCAACGGATGCATCCTCGTGCCCTTGCCACCTGCGAGAATAATACCTTTTATCATGATGTGTGGTAGTGTAAATAATATTCGTCAATGCGTTTGCGTAAGTTCTTGAACTCGGCTGATGGGGTCGTCTCAAAGACCTCAAGCCCTTCCGGCGAAACGATAGGGAAGATGATACGCTTGACCTTCAGCCCCGTATGTTCAAACACACAGAGACTGTAGAAACAGCCTTGTAGAAAGTAGTCCAACACATAGTCACGCTTCTTCGGCCGACGTGACGTTTTGAAGTCGACAACGGATAAGTCTCCGTCCACTGTGGCGAGTAAGTCCACACGCCCCGCAACCTTCAGGTGTGCGCTGTACATGTCCGATTCCTGTCCGTGGACGCGCTGGACGTGTTCATCGAGCCATGGGCGCATATCCCTCCAGAACTGTTGAACGTCGTCTGTGAGCGTCGGCACCGCGTCTGCGACCTGATCGGCTTCGTTGTTGATATAGGATTCTGCCAGAAGATGTAACTTCGTGCCGCGCGACGTGGATTCTGTGGTAATCCTCGCGGCTTCGGTTCTGCCCACGCGCTTCTTCCACGCGGCTAGCTGCGGTTTGGGACGGGCGCCCAGTACCCGCGTGATAGACGGATATTCCTCTCCGGTATGATCGCCAGAGAGGACACGGTAGACCCGGCCGACGCGCTGGTTGACTTGTTCTAGACTGGGGAAGGTGAATGGTTCGTGTTCAAAAGTTCTCATGATTTTACTCGGGGGCTACTCGATGTTAATAGTCGAGCCGCGGTGTTTGCTCTTGATATCGCGCAAAATGTCTTTGAAGGCGTCAGGCGTTTTCAGGCCGCCCTTGTTTATGGAATAAGACACGCCTGGAGATGTGATATCTTTTACGATGGTGTTTTCGCTCTTACATACAGGGCACGGTTGAGTTGTCGGATAATTTCTACCCGCGATAGGCAAATTCAAATCAATCACCTTGAAATCACAGTCGGCAATAGAACATGAATACGAGTAATTGGGCATAATAGAATTCTTCCTAATTGATAGTGCCGGCGCCGGATGGCCAGTACAGTTTCGGATCTTCCAAAGCGATGTTCGGTTTCGGTGAGTCTGGTTCCAAATGAGTCATGACCATCAATAACTGGCGTAACAAGCGGCTCATCATCTCCAGCCATTCGGCGTTGGCCGTCAGCGGTATAGTCGAAGCTAGACGGAACTCCGCGGCGTTGGCGAACATGAGTAAGAGATCAAGTTGAAGTTCCGGCGTTATATTAGCATACATGTCTTCGATTTCGTCGTGCCGCTCCGCAAACTCTTCCTCTGCGTCCTCGACTCCGTCGTCCTTGCGATATTTAATGGGGTAAATGGCGACGGCGTCGTCGTTATTATCACTCATCGGATTCCTCATCAACAGTAAGCCATTGTTGTAGTCTCTGGAATGCTTCGGGGGTAAGTCGTGTTTCCATTGGTGTGCCAAATAACAGTCGAATGAATATCAGAAGGCTACCTGCGCCAAAGAAGAATTCCATCCAAGACGAATCGCCTCGGAGATATAAGATCGCGATGGTAAATGTTATCCCGCTAAACAGAATCTTACTCGCTTTACGTGGGCTGAATACCACCATGTAAGTTAGGTTCAATCGCTCATCGAGGCCGTCACGTAGAAATTTTGGTATTTCCTCGCCAATATGGGGCATTATCTGTTTAACCCTCTATCTAAAGTACCGCAGTTCGAACTTCTGGTCCAGTAGACCAGGAAACGCTTCGTTGACGACGGCTTTCGTGCAGCGATAGGTGCTAGGGAATTTGCCGTCCTTCAGAGCCAGCACAATTGCCACTTCGTCGACATGAAGTCGTTCCAGCAATTGCTGAAACAATTGTTCGCGTCGATGCGGCAATACAGGCGACCCGCCTTTGATGAACACGTAGAGTACACGGAGTTCGCGCAGCAAATGCGAGGGTGTCAATCCGATAGGCCCTATATCCGGTTTGAATGGTGGCGCGCCCGGTGGTATATCCCACTCCGCGTCCGAGTGCGCGAGTTTCAACAGATACCCTAGCCCCGTTGAATAATGCTTTTGCAGCCATTCGACTTTATCTGCGGTCTTCGTCAGTGTCTTCTGATGCGTGAGAATCTCACCAAGTTGTCGTGCTTTCATACTGGTACCTCGGGCGTTGTTGCCGCAAGCAGGCGGCAGATGTTCTTGAGTGATGTGACAGCTATCATCATTTCGTTTTCGCAGTCTGTGTTCCATCGCTGCGTTTGTTTGTAATGCTGCAACAATTTACGACAGATAATAACCGTATGCTGTTCATATCGTGCGAGGCGTTCCTCCGGTGTTAGTTCAGGTTCATTCTGTTTGCCCGCCGCTAATCGTGCGTCGCGCACCTCTCGCGTTTCGAACGGTACAATTACACCAGACATTATTCGATTACCAGCATTTCAACCGGCGTGCCCTTCTTAATGGCCGACTGTAGCAGCTTCTCCCACGTAGGAATTCGTGACTCAAACGAATAGAACTGCTGATAATAATTGCTCTGTGCCCGCAATGTATATTCTGTATGTTTGCTGGTGTAGGTGTCTAATGCCTCACGCATATGTCCAAGAGTATTGACGATCATGGACTCGGGGCGTTCGTCGTACGGGAACATCCACGCCCACTCTGCGCACGTCTCTGGCAGCGCACCGTAGTTGCTGGTGATGACGAGACAGCCTGCCATCATGGCTTCTTGCACAGCCATACAGGAGGTTTCCGCATACACTGAGGGATAGACAAACACATGAGACTCATCTAACGCTTGACGCACGTCTGCATTCGGCTGTGTGCCGTGATAGATGATACGTGGGTTCTTTTTGAGAATATCATACAGCGGTTCGAACTCTTTATCCTGTTCGTGCCATCCGTAGATATTCAACGAAGAATACACATGGAGTTCCCAATCCTCACGTTCTTTCGCCAGCATCTCTGCGGCCGCACCAAGAATAGCAAGTCCCCGATGTGGAGTGGAGGTGTAGATGAACTTGAACTTGGCTTCCCCTTCCACGTCGGGTTTGGGAAAGACCGCTTCACGATAGGGCACACCATTCTTAATGACGGTGCCTTCGCTATATGGAATACCGAGATACATATTATACTGCTGTTGCTGCCAGTGTGAGGCGAACACGATGTTGTTAAACTTTGTGCGATAACTCTGATCCTTTAGGACAGAGGATGCGGGGTCCTGCGGCAAATCTTGGCACCACAAGATACGCGGCTTGTCTTCAAAGGTATAGTTCTCAGGACGTGACATCATAATCTGCACTTGACTGGTTAGGTCCGGTAGCGCAGCCTGAAGATTGGCGAGAATAAGTTCGGTGCCGCCGAGGGGTTTGCTTGGTGCGGTCACATCAGACATAATTATTTATTATCCTTTGGAGTATAAATTTTTGGCATTATACCCCGTAACGACGAAATTACTTTTTGAGATTTGGCGCGTATGCGGGCCGCCGCATTTAGGGCAGCAAGAGTTTTTCGAATCTTGGTGGGTTTTAAAAGCCAACTCACAAGTGGTTTGACAACATTCACAATAAAAATCCCATCGAGGCATAATGTACGGTCATAATCTTAACGAGTTATACGAATATTTATATGACGAGAGCGCCCCTCGATGTCGGTTGAGTTTGGTCGCCACCTCTAGGAAGATTTCGTAGGCAGAGATGCTGATCTTGTAGAATTCGGCTATGAAAGTGAACGGAGTGTAAATCGCAATCAAGATTGCCGTGACGGAGGAGCGGAAGTCGACATAGTTCCTCGGCTGTCTGAGGGACAGTCCACTCGTTTGTTTCGGCTGGCACGGACTGGTCGTGAACCAACAGCGTTCCGGTTAGCGCGGCGATTATTACAATCGCCGCTGTGTGGATAGCTATCCAACTGGCTAGTAACATGCTATCACCATTACTTGAACATTCATCTCAGCCCCCTTGATATCAATATGTATATGCGGCGCCTTTTGTCTTATTAATATTACCGACCCCCACCAGATTGAAACGGGTTGACGACTAGCTCCGGCTTGGGCCGAGACTCCTGGTCACGACTATGACGCTGGCTATCGGCCGACGCTTGTGGCGACGTCGTACGTGGCGAGAGTTGTTCTGCGCGGTGTAGTATTTCTCGCTGGGCGTCGGCCAGTTGTTCTGGTGTCACAACACCGTATAGCATGGTCTTGATATTACTTCCGAATTTTGTGCAAGTCAGCGTATGTGTTGGCTTAGTCATATTATTATATTACGTTAGAATGTGACAGAGAAGAGGCCACCAAATCGAGTCGCCCCACGATTGACTGTTATTCCTATGTACGGAGAAGCCCAGAGATTAGTGAGCGGGTGTTTATTACTCATGATCGTGCCGAGATTTAAGGACATGGGTAGCACGCCGATGCTCGTCTCGTTATCACTATACGCAAGCGCAGGTGTTGCGAATGCCCACCGCGTTTTCTCTGTGCTACGATTGTTGCCTCGCTTTAGCCAAGGCACCGCGACGAATGCGGAGCCAGCGTCTCGCCAACCGGCAACCTGCCCCACGCCTCCCTGCACTCCAAACTTGACATACCAATGCGCGGCAGTGTTCGCGGCCGCAATCGTCGTTGTCTCGGTGACAGGGATGGATGTGCGCGTCGTACCTGGACCGATTTCGTACAGACGAATCAAATTGGTCGGCACATTATCCTCATTACGCCCTGTGGTGTTTAGAATCAAAAATTTCTGCGTCAGTGTATAACTGGCCTCTGTGCCTTCGGCCAGAAAATCTAATCGGAAGTCTTTGAACGCTACACGGGTCGGTTGAACCACCGGCGCTTCTGGGGAAAGTGCCGTGAACGTGGTTTCACTTAGCGGCGTTTCAATAGGTGTTACAACAGCGGTGCCGCCGCCCTCTGAAGTTGCTGTCGCGAGTGACATCGACAACTCCGCCACCAATACTTCGAGGTTTCTGTTCTCAGCGAGAAGGTCGTCCACGTATGCCGCGTTCTCTGGGTCGATATATTCCTCGACGACTTCGGGTGTCAGTTCCTCCACCGGCACTTGAATGGTGGTGACATTCGGTGCAGGATGGCTGATAGTGGCAACTGTCACCTCCTCATTCGTTCCACCCCAACGCCCTATAGCAAAGACGACCCCCAAGAGGGCAATCGCTGCCACAATTTTTACGACACGTGTTACACCCATAATATTCACCGCCTATTTTATCTGTTGCGTTTACGACTCTGTGCGGCGAACGCCCTGCGTCGCCGATTTTTATTCTTTCTAGTTTGTATGCTGGCGTCCTGTCGCTGTTGCCGTGCTGCGCCCGCGAGAGTGCTGCGCAGTCGCGCCAGTTCTTTGGCTTTCAGTTCCGCCCTGGCCAGCAATGCGTCTGGGGAGGGGTCCGTCTCGGGTGTCAGTTTCACCGGCGACGTATCCGTTGGTGTCACTTCGTTCTCAGGAAAAATAACTTCATATTCCATTGTCTAGCCTCATAAAGAGTGGTCTGTTCTAACATAACTAATTATACTACATTTTCACATCATAAACAAGATGACATGTCATACGGGTTTTTGCCCGTGGACGTGATTGAAGTGCCCAGCAACTTGCCATAACGTGCCATACCCTTGGTAAATCAACCATGTGTTCAGTCCGTCGAGGTCAGACGAGTGAAAGTCGAGCGCACGGTTAGCATAGTGCGTGGAGTCTTTCATGTGAATGTGGTCGTTCGCACTGACGATGGTGACTGAATTGCCAGAACGAACCGCCCAGACGGCGGCGGTCCAAAACATTTCATGTAGACTTGGATCAAGTTTAACGGGAACTCTCAGGCCCTCTACCGCAATGGCTGAGGGCCATCTTGCGGGGGGAGAATGAACCCGTCCCTTGCCAGCAACTCGGTCTGCGATTCATGTACCTTCGCTACGGATTCAAGTGCGGCGGTAAGCTGACCATTGAGAGATATAAGTGTTTCCTCATGTCTGTGTGATTCGTAGAGGAAGATGCCAATCATGGCAAAACATATAACCCACGGTCCGAATTTATTGACGACGGTTTCGAATACTGTTAGCATTAGTGATACTCCTTATTATTCCTGGTTATTCCATCGCGAGGTCGTAATCGCCGGTGAACATAATATACTCGCGGAGTCGCCGATCAACGAGTACCCGATTGCGCCGATTGCGTGTGGTCGCTGTTGTTAAGAAGTCTGATGCGTCGACCGCGCGTCCTTGGTTGACCTTCCGCACGATGGACGCATTCACATGCCCCGCATTCCACGCGACGCTGACCAGCGCATCAAACATCGGTGGTGTTAGCGGCGTACAGACACTTCTCGTCACGATGCCCGCATAGACGGCCAACTGCGTATCAAACTCTTCCTCGACATCTGCCTTAGTGACAGAGCTTGGATGCGTGAGTGTGACTGGCAGTCCCTGCCATGTGTGCATACCATATCCGATGGCGTATCCGGTACTGTCGTGATACGGTGTTAGTCGCAGCCCCTCATGCTGACGAATAAAGGCTTTCCCTCGTTCGCTAATCTGAACAGGGCGCGAACCACAGTCATTTATCTCACGGTGGGTGGTGACGAACACCCGAATGGACTCAACGTTTTTTGCGACAACTGGAGTACTCGGCGTTCCAACGGCCACTGTACCCAATATCAGTGTAACAACGACCGCGTATCCGGCGCCACGCATAGTAATACACATGCGTCCTCCTTTATGTTACTGTAATTATAGTTGATGTGGGTTAAATTGTCAAGCGCCGTTTGGTGCGGCGTGCTTGGCAATCCAATACGCATCGGCTATATCAGAGAGGGGAGATTTCGCAAACGATGCCGTGTCGGGGGTTCGTGGAAAGAACGCCGGGCACCAGGCCTTTGCGAGTGGATATTGCTCAAGGAACGCGCGAGTCATTCGCGCTTTGTCGGCGTTGCCTTTTCCTGTCGCAAACTTTTTGACCACGGTTGGGGGAACGGTGGTGATGGTGTAGTGTTGTTGGTGTAGTAGATACTTTAGAATGCCCGTATGTTCGCCGATATGAAATACGCGCCCGGTCGCACTGAACGCATAGTCTTCAATGGCAACAGTCCGAATGTCTGGCCATTGTGCCAACCATGTGAGAACGGACTGTGCGATAAACTCCGCACGTGCCATCATCTCTGTGCTTGAGATGACCACGGTGGATAGTGCCGGGAGAGTAGGGTAGGTACGTGAATGTGCCATCCAGAATTGCGGAGTCTCCCCATAGGCACAAATCGCCGGGCATGACATCGAGTAGTCTATCCCGATATTCATCGGTGGTTAGTCCTCATCATCGATGTCGAGAAGATCGTCATCGTCCTGTGCGTGCCCGACATTATCATAGGAGAACAGCACCTCGTCGCCGCAGAAAGGGCAGAACTGGACCGTATCCGCATTGGAGCCGTAAATGGTGCAGACACCCGCACAGTTACTACATTCGATTGACGCTGATTGTTTTGCCATCATCTTTCCTTTTCGTGTGTTCTATTTAGTGCTTGTCGCCGAGGGAAGGTCGACTACATCACATGCGCCAGCTACACACGCCAACTCTTGGCTGCCGGTAGTGGTGTCCGTTTTTTCAAACACTGCCAGTTTGGTCCAGTCCACATTTGCCGGGGTCTTTTCTAACCATTCCTCGTATTCCTCTTTGGTGCAATCAATATAGGGTGCCTGTTTGTAGATGTGTTCCAGGTTCGGTAGGAACGCGAGGCCCGAGACGGTATCGAAGTGTCGGTAAATCCACGCACCCACATCCAGCCATTCCTCTTCTTGGACATAGAT